CTTGTCATTAGTTGCCTAACATTGCTGTCGCCTCTGGCCGCTAGGCAAACTATGGTGAAATCATCCAAGGCGTGATTGTAAACTGGTACCAGCCCTCGCATCGAACTGAGAAGAGACCAAGCGTCATCGCGTGAATTGAACTTGCCGATAATTTGCACAGCGAACAGTCTGGCGACTGGTTGCAACTCGTATGCGGAAGCGCTAAGTGATGTCACTTCGTTTATCTCCATTGCGACAATCACCCCGATTCCAGTGTCAACCCCGTCAGGGATTCCACCTCTGAAAACATCGACATCCACCGTTTTGCCTAATGTTGTGGCAATGTATGCTGTCATGTTCTGTTCAAGTTTTTGCACGTTTATTTCCACTCTCATAGTTTCAACCTGCCTGCTATCACCTTGCCGATTTCTGTCATGTTCTCTTCTATCGCCCTGGTTATGTATTTCCTGCCCACTACAGCAGAAACTGTTTTCTGTTTGGCCTGACTGTTTTCGCCAAGTTTATATTTTCCCTCGTGCATCGGCACTGCGTATTTTGCGCTCGGGGCATTTGCGGGTACAAAGATTTTCACTGCGTAGCTTTTTCGATGTTCGACGACCTCAGACTTAATGCCGGATGTCAGTATTCCTTCATCAACCGGGGTTCGTAGCTGCACCTCTGATCGGATAAAGTGCCCGGCATCTTTCATGGCTTTGCCAATCTTTTCCTTGTTGGCGGCAAGCAATCGGCGCACTCCGGATTCAAGCTCTCTAGTATTTACTCTGAATTTTGCCATTTTACAACGCCATCCTATACCCTAGCAGTTCGCCTTTCATGTTACGCAGATTCCGGACGCTCGATATATCAAACATTTTTTCGTCAACCTCTACTTTTGCCGGCAATGTCAATGTCAGCTTTGCCTCTGTTTCTTCTGAGAAAACAGGTGCTACCAGCATCACCACACCGCTATTAATGGTTCCTTTCTCAGGATTCTCGACGGGGTTTTCCTCTCGCTCGAAGATGAAAGCCTTGGCCTCGATCTCGTCAAAGGCTGGTTGCGAATCGACAAATGTTCCAGTTGGAATATGGATTTTGACAGGTGTTTGCGCCAATCTTTCAATGAGTCCAGCCATAACGACTCCAAGTTCTATTTGATTCTCAGATGCTTTACAAAGAGAACTGATATTGTCAACAGAGCAACGTCATTCCTCTTCTGCTAGCTCCTTGGGAAGCCTTGACAATGGAACAGCCGAATAGCTGTGTGTGCAATTAGGGTGGAATACCCCATTTGCGATAAGATCGTCCTTTGACGGCATTCCCGGTGTTGCTCCTGACAGCGAGAACATCTTTCCCTCGTATCTTTTGCATTTCGGGCAAGGATTGCCGCTGTATGATAGCACCATTACATCATAGCCATCCTCGGCGCATTCTTTGTCATAGGTTTCCCGCCCGGCGTTCATAAGTTCCGTCCGAGCCAGCATTTCGAAATATGATTCCCATCGCCATGTTTTTCCGGACCTGTCAATAAATTCAAAGCCTGATATGGAAAGAGCCTTTTCCAGCATGCGCTTGCTTACCTCCCGCCTTGTGTCACCAGTCAAAGAGGTATCTCTAAACACTGCCGCTGCTATGCGTCGCAATATGGAAATATGCTCATGCTGCATCTTGTCTGTGCGCATGGCCACTTGCTCAAATGCGCTTTCCAGAAACCGCTTTACCAGATCTTTGTCAGGAGTTCCAATAATCGCCTTGTATCTCCCGTCTGTCGCCATCGCTTTTTTTGCATCGTCGTAAAACGTCTGCATCACCTCCGGCAGCGACTCCCTGAATTCTTCTTTGATATCCTTTCCCCAATCGGCGTAAACCTTACTGAGAGTTTTTTCCAAATTGACAAGCTGCCTTCCTGTCCACGGTGATGTCTTGTGCCTGTCATAATGTTCCTGAATAGTTTTCAGGACACGCCCTTTGGCCGCATCGCAAATTTCCTCTATGCTTGCGGTTGCCTTGCTAACAAGTGTCTTTGGTGATTTATCTGTTTTTCTTGCTCTTTGGCTCATAGTACGGCCTGTTTTCAGCGTGTTTCGTGCTTTATAGGATATTTTGTATAGGAATTCACTAAAAGAGCGTTTTACCCCCTTGTGACTCGCACTGTGCCTTTCAGGGCTTCCTTTTTGGCGGCTTTGATATATGCCTCCGCTCGGTGTGAGATTCCATTCCCCTCTCCCAGGTATTTGTAGCCCACCGACACGCCCTCGACAGATTCTTGTGTCGGCAGCCACCCCTCTGATAATTCGGAATAGTGACGTGCAAGATAGACAGCCTGCTCTGCTATGGCCTTGAACGCCGAGGAGCCTGACACGACATGATCGATTTTTATCGACAATTCTGCAAGGATGTCCCCGGTGGCCATTTCAATGCTGGCGCTCTTGACAACTCCAGTCAAACCAGTCCAATATTCCTTGTCAAGATGATTTGCAAAATAGCTATCGACAGCCGCCGACAATTCTTCACGTGTCATTTTTCACCTCAAATTCCGGGTGTGCTAGAGTGTGGTAGCAGGCACTCGTATTCTCTCAAAGTCGCCGGACGGTAAAACCCGGCAAAAAAGCTGACTCCAAGCTCATTGCACCACCCGCCATGATCGAAGTACAATGGCGGGATTCTTTCCGGCTCATCCGGTTGCTTGTCCGGTTTGGCTTCCACCTCATCGCCGAAACGCTCCTTGTACAGAGCATCAACCTCTTCTGCCCGCAACGTGTTGAAAGCACGCAATTTTGCGCCGTCTTTTTTCATAGCGTCATACTTTTCACGCTTTGTCATTTTTCTTCTCCTTTTCTCAGAAAAAAGGGCGGTCTTGATGTTATCTCCACCGCCCTCGCTTTTACCACAGGGATCGTTCTTGCCCGGCTCTATCAGCCAAGTTTGACCCAAGCGGTCCCATTGCTTGCCCAGAACTCTCCGACCTCTGCGGTGACGATGTTCGTTCCCTCAGTCCAGCCGGTTCTAATCAGAACAATTTTTCCTTTGTTCTCTGCACTGGCGGCTCCGACTTCCGAATCTTCATCGACTTCGACAATCTCCGGCCCGTTGATCACAATTGCGGGCGGCTGAACCACGTTGACCGTAGCACCAGCGGCCAAGCCGACCTCGGAACCGGCGGCCAAGCCGACCTCGGAACCCTCAGTCAAAGACACCTTGTGTACACGATCAGAAGAGCCGCCGCTGATTCCGTATAGCAGGATATGATCCTCACCGACATCCTCAATCAGGAAGCCTAGCGAGCCTTGCAGCGATTTGCGGTTTTCACGGCTGGACGGGGCAGGCTCATCCGCCATGCGCAGACCGTCATCAGCCAACCAGCCTTTTTTGCATTTGCCCTGGTTCACTATGGCGATCTTGTCGTTAGGCAGGCTGGAGTCAACCCCGACATTCAGAATCAGCCCCTCGTAATTGTACGAATCGACATAGATGCCGCCCGCCGTGTGGTTCTTCGAGCTATCGGTCAGCATAACCGAGCTATTCGCTCCAAGGAACGCATTGATGTAGTCCTTGCAGGTCGGCGAAACCCAGATATGGTTTGCCATGCCGCCATTGTCGAAGACGCTCTTCAAGGCGGCCTTGAACTTCGTCTCGGTCAACACGCCATTCACGTTGTAGGTGCGGGCACCCCGATTTGCGGTGTCGCCAAGCTGAGCGAGCAGGCCAGCCGACATATAGCGGTCGTCACCCGACGTGGCTTTCGCCTTTACACCACGAATCGCCATGATGGACAGCATTTCAGCCACCCGAATTTCGGCTTCCCGAACCAGCAAGGCGGTAGCATTTGCGGAGTCCAAGCCTTGCCGCATAAGCTCACCATGCTTTGTCCACTCGATCACCTCAAAGACGGTTTGGACATAGTTCTCCCATTCTCCGGTGGATTCCGTCATCGACTCAACGTTTTTCAGGTCGGTGTCGTTTCCGGCAAAGCCAATCACGGTGAACGGGTCTGTTGCGGTATGAGCAGCGGGGGTCGTGCCACCGTCTCCACGCTTATAAACGCTGATTGTGCCATTTGTCCGGTTAACCGCGCTGACAATGACGATTTCGCCGCCAATATCGAGAACGTGCCCGATGGTGATGCCTTTCAGCGAATTATCGCTCACGCCCAACCCGGTGACATCACTATCATCCCAGTTTGCGTCGATGGTTCCGTTTCGGCTCGTCTTGGTACGCGAAAACACTTTGAACGCCTTTGTCACAAGTGTCACCGCAGGGGCACCCATCGCCTGATAAAATCTTCCGACAAACGGCCCCAGGTTAATCGCCCGTGCAACCGCCTCAATGACCGGGTCTCTAAGTGTCACGCTGTCGGAGAACTCGTTGAATTGACCAAAATTAAACGCCATTATTTGTTTCCTTCTTGTCCGGTGCTACCACCCGATTTGTCGGGCGTAGCAGAATTGATTTCACTTTGCAGCTTGATGACTTCGCTTGCCTCTCTCGAACTGAGTTCCGGCTTGTTCAGCAACTCCTTTATGCGGGTTTCAGCCGCCACTGTGCCGCTTCCAGTTTGGCCGGTGCCCACTGTGCCGCCTCCGGGTTTTGCCGTCGATCTAAAAAGTTCCGGGGAAGATTTTTCAAGCTCCTGAAAAAAGCCAGCGGTAGCTTGTTCGTTGCTGATATCGAGATTTCTCGATGTCGTCAGGAAGTCCAGATACTCGCTGTTGGCGAAATTGTGTTTCGCTGCCAAATCCCTTATCTGCCCTTTTCTTTCAAGCGCTTTCAGGGCGGCTGCGGAATTGTCTCGCTCCTTGCTCAGGGTACTCACCTCGCTTTTCAGCTGGGCGATTGCCTTTTCTGATTCCTTCTTTGCTTTTTCGACCTCGCTCAGACCCTTGTTTTCCAACTCATCAACTTTCGTTGTGAGTTCGTCCAGCTTAGACTGCAACTCCGTAGCTGTGGCCTCCGCCGCTTTTCTTTTCTCAATCTCTTGATCCAAGCGAGCTTTCGGAATCCGGTTCGCGTCGTTGAAGTCAGCTTTTCCAAGGTACTCTTTCTCAGCTGCCGACAATTCTTCTCCTGCCAAAACTTTTTTGATGATTTCTGCGATGTTCATTTCAACTGCATTCCTTTAGAGTTTCATAATTTACGGTGTTTTACGAGGTCGCCCTCGCAATTATTCAGCCTCTCCTGTAACTTGCATCAAATGTCAACACTTAACAATGACTTGCTGTCAAAGTCTTGCACCAAGCCTTCTATTTCCTGCTCTATTTCCTCTTTTTTCCCTTGCGACATCTGGCGCAACCTGTTCAGGAACCCGACAGCGGTCTTGCCGACCTCCTTCTGGAATTTTTCACTCTCGATATTGAAGCTGGAAAGCTCCAGTAGAGTTGTCACAGCATCTTTCAGGTCTAGCATAGCAAAGTTTCGATTGTAAGAAACTTCTGGAACTTGAATTGAGGGCTGCCACAGCTGCATCAGGCTCCATGCCTCTTGCTCCGCTTGTTCAAGCATGTCGGCCCGATTGCGCATATACTGCTCGACATTTTGGAAATCCCACATCTTGGACTCTGCCGACTCCACCGCTTTGGTGTCTTTTGTGTTGGCAAGCCCTATGGTGTCAAAAAGGATTTTGCGCAGGTCTGCGTTTTCAGCCCGTATAGTGGCATTTTCTACTCCGGCAGGTGATATGTATCGGGATATGCCTTTGTCCTCAGGACGCTCGATTATGGCAACCGTACGGGCGATTGTAGAGGATAGAGAGTCATCCCCCCCAGGTTTTTTTGCCTCTCCGTTGCTTTCCCCATCCTCATCCCGCCGGGCATTGCTGGCAAAAGAGTCGCTGACAACAAGCAGGCCAAACATCTGCTTGATGACGTTCATCTGCGCCTCGCTCTCATTATTGAGGATAGCGTCGGTTATTCGCACCACATCCTCGAACCAGTGGTTTGCGCATAGCCCATAGCCGTCCGTCTCAACCTGCCGGATAAATGGTACGACTCCGAGATTATGCTCAAACAAATCTACTTTCTGAGTCCCGTCCTGAGACTGCGAAACGGTTATCAGGCTATCCCGTGTCCATAGCTTTCGTTTCTGGATTTCCTTTGCCTCCTGGAATGGATCAGAGTTGTCATATTCCTGCTCTGCCGCCAGAACCCAGTCCAGTTCCCCGTCGCTTCCATAGCACCAGTCATGCACAGACAGGGGATTGATTGCGACACAGTACGGGCGCAGTTTCTCCCTGATTTCGTCAGCCTTGGTCTTTCGTCCAACAAAGGCTGGCATATCAACACCCATCCACGCAGTGCCAAAAATATTCATGGCGGTGGAGAACTGCCGCATCACCTCGTCAACACGAAGCCCAGTTCTGCTCCAATCCTCGCACAAGTCCGGGTCTGCTCCCTGCCGGTCTGGTCGTGTGGACATGACATAGTGGGTTATAATCCGTGCTATCTTTCTCGGCAGGTTGAAATAGTAAGCCCGCTGGATTCTCTCCGAAAACTCCTCTTTTGTCTCGGACAAATGGCGAATAAGAGCGATTTGGATATATTTGCCGCCGCCCGAATATGCGTCAAGACTCCTTTGCCAGATTCTCTGATTCATCGCATAAAAGGGGTGTCTGCGCCGGAATAATGAGCCATAATCTCTAGAACTCGAAAAAGGCATAAAAAAACCTCCGCTGGTTGCATATTTTGCTTACAACACAGCAGAGGTTTGTCAACACGCCTATGGTTTTTTATTCTGTACTGATAATTTCAAGTATCACTCCACCAACACTGACTTTTGCTGTCACTCTGTTTTTCACAATTGCTCCGAACGCATTTGTTGCCCTGAATGTCGTTTGCACTATCAGGTGACTTTTTTTGTCCTCGTAAGTTGTTTCAATATGCTCGTATGACTTTGGGTTGTGCAGATTATCCTGTATGTGGCGCTTTAGCGGTATCACCTCACCGGAGCTTAAAAAGAGGTGTGCGAGTTCCTTTTTACGCAAGGATTCCTTGTGCCTTTTTATGTCTTCCTTGGTTATTGCCTCCGTCTTTATCGGAGCGGCTTTTTTAAGGCTAAGCGGTTTCTCCTCCTCTTTGGCGGGTGGCGGCTTGCTATCACTTGGTTTCCTGTTTTTTGGTTCCTCATAAAAAATAAAAGCCATTAAGAAACTGAATGCCAGTAGCAACAGGACAGAAAAGCAGCCCGCTCCCCTCTTCTTCATCTTCGCTCTGATTTCATCGGTGATGGCGCATCCGCATTTCGGACAATTCTGCGCCTTGTCGCTGATTTTCTTCTTGCATTCCGGGCATTTGAACAAAGCCATTTAGCGCCTCCCTGTTTTTGGTCATAACGGACGAAGAGAGCCAGCAGGCAATTACTGGCTCCTCTTTTATTATATACGCCTAATCCGATTTCTCAAGAATTCCCGACTTCTTTTAGGGCATCGTACCGCATCATAAATGCTACGATTTCTTCCTGCCTGATAAAGGTCGTTCCCTGTTTAAGTAGTTCGAAGTTCATCTTGGTCATGCTGTGTCCAATAGTTTCCCCGTTTCCGTCATGTCCGAGAATCAGCCCATTTCCGGCAATTGGTTTAAGTCCCGGGAGCATGAAAAACTTGCTATCCTCGCTGAGATTCAGCAAGCCCTCATCGTCGATAAAAAGATCATCGTCACACTTTTCGGGGAACTCGTAAAAAGCATCCAGGACAATATCAAAGTAATTGCACTCGAGATGTTTTTTGATGCTGTCAATCAATCTTCCATTTACCCCAGACACTTCAACTTCTCTGACTTCCTTGTTTTTGGCATCTATCAGGATGCCCTTTAGCACGGTGGTTTTCATTGTACTCTCCCTGTTTTTCTGCTACCTTGCTGCTATAAAATCGCCCGCCATCTGGCGGTTCAAGACACGCCTGCACTTCTTCCAGTATTTTACTGTCGCCTCTTTTTTCCACCCATTTGGCCCGCCGTTGTGAATCCTGCAAAGAACCTCGCTGGATGGTCTGTTTCCCGTTTTGCGCTGGTAAACCTGCCCATAGTGGGTTAGATATACCTCAACCATGTAAGCCGCTTTTTGGGGGTCATGCGCATCCTTGTGGCTGAATGTCGTTCCAGCAATGCGATTCACGTCTGTCACGTATGACTCCCAAATCTGGTACCGGCCAAAAGCCCTGCCGTTATCGCCCACGGCATTGTCATTGCCATTGCTCTCGACAATCGCAATGGCTTCCCGGACTTCCTCGAATTTGAAGTCGCCCGCACCGCATCCAGCGTTCAGTAGCAGAATTGCCATTGCGATTGTCTTTTTCATAGCAAACCTCCTTACTTATTTCGGGCTATCGACCTTGAACTCTTGCTTCTCATCGGTCATCCAGTCAATCACCATGCCGCCGGTGGTGGCGTAAAATGGCGACACCAGATAGTTCCGTCCGTCCTCACGAATGACCTTGAAATCCCCCACCCGGAAAAACTTCTGCTCATGCAGGCAGAACAGGGTGTGATCCACGCTAGGAGGATTTTCAAAGGGGTAAAGCTCTTGGAGAACTTTGCCCTTGTCGTCTTCTGGAATGACATACTCCACTGTGTCCGGCCCGATTGTCATTTCAAGGGCGCGTACCGGATATTCCAGCATCGGCGACTCCTCAATAATCGAACTCAGAATCCGCTTCTCGGGGGCGCTCATAACTTCGTCTGGAACTGTGATCTTCATTTTCGCTCTCCTGTTTTTGGGGGTTTGTGATTGCCGAGCTACTCTGCCCGGACGGGGTCTTAGAAAGTATGGATTAGGCTGTCATATCGGCACTTTATGATATTCTCGTTATAGTCTCTGGTTTCTCTCATGCTTAGATACTTCCCGTTTCCGGAGGTTGAGATGATAAGATGGTCTAGCAATCTGCAGTCAATCAGCTTCATCACAATCCCTATCTTGGTCGTCATCTGTATGTCCTCTTTGGACGGGGCAGTGTCACCGCTGGGGTGATTATGCGCCAAAAGCACCGCAGCAACCCCTAACTCTGAGACCTTTCGAATGATGGCCTGCATATCCATCAGAGAGAGATTAAGTTTTCCCTGTGTGACTTTTTCTGTGCCAATAACTCTAGTCCGTGTGTCGGTATATATCGCCCAGATTTGTTCCTGTTTGGGCACCTGCATCATCAGCGGGCGAATGAACTTTGCTGCTAGATCGGAATTGTCTACACTTGGACGCTCCTCGGCCACATAGGCTGAGTATGCCTCCATGATTTGAGTGTAAGTCATTTTCATGCCTCTTCCTTTCGGCTTGCCCGGTTGCCCGGACTTTGGTTTTTTATTTACTCCACCGCAATGCAGATTGAGCAAGGCGGCCAACGGCACAGAATCGGCGGTGTTCAAACACTGGTTTGCCGCCCTCAACCGGACGGCTTGTGTTCCATGCGGCGTAGCAGGGAATGCCACGCCATACGCCAATCTGGACAGCATCTTGGGCTGTGCGAGCAAGAGCTTCCTGCATAGGGGCAGTCCAGACTCCAATTATCGCCACAGCGGAACTCTCTCCGGCCAATGCCAGCAGCGCCGTGCCAATGGCATAAACATCGCCATCATCTTGGATGTTTATGCCGCCCAGACGCATCCCGTCCTCGAGAAAGGCAAGCTCCCATCCCCTTGCCTCGATTTCCACCAGTTGGTCGGCGGTTGGTTGGTGACGGCTAAACCAGATTGCCGCCTGTTTTTTTGTTTCTTCTGCCATGATCTTCTTCCTTTCGTGTTAGATTTTCAACCCCGCCAGAGCGTCGAAAGCTCCGGCACCAAAACTCTGTCTTTCAGCTATGTGTTCGTCGCATTCGGCGACGATCTGCCGCATATCGGCGGCGATGCTTTCCGCTTCTCTGCGGATTGATCCTGTCCGGGCAATTTCCCGGTCAAGGTCTTTTTTCGCCCAGCGGGTTCGTTCCAGCCTTTCGGCCTGCTGGCGATTAAAGGCTTCCTCTCCCGCTAAACGTGTCTCAATTTCAGCCAGTTTGGCTGCTGTCGCCTCTGCATGCTGCAACGGCAAACTGCCGGAAAACTCAGACTCGGCTCTCCGGCGGTCATCCCAACGCTCTGCGGTCTTCGGGAATCTCTCCCGGATGAATTTGTCGAACCCGGCCAGCGACACGCCAGGCGCCCGGCCAGCCAGCCAGGCGAAGCCCGCGTCCCAACTGGCCTGCGGAAACGCCTGCCCGGTACTCCAGTCCTCAGACCAGCCGACAAAGCTGGTGGAATCACGATGGAGAACCTCGAAAGTGGAACTCGACCACTTGCCATTCTTCGTGTAGTTCAACTCGGTTGAACCACACACGCCGGAAATGCCCATCCCGGTGAATTGATGGACGTTGCCATCCTCGGTCACTAGCACCGCCAGCGACTGGCGGCTGCGGCTTCCCATTCCGTTGTTCCATCTGCTTTTCATAGTCGTTTCTCCTGTGGTTTTTGGTTGCCCGGGTTGCCCCGGGCTGGTGGGTTTAGATTTTTCCCTGCTTCTCTTCTTGCTTCATAATTGCAGCAGTGAGATTCAGGTAGTCATGGTTTCTGAGTCTGTGGCTTAGTGCCTCGTCCTCATCCTGCTGGGCATCCAAAAGCCCCTGAATTAGCAGGTCGAATTCCTCTTTTGTGAAGTTGATTTTAATTTTCTTTTTCATTGTCGATCTCCTGTAGTTTGGTTTTTTTTCGGGGGGAAGACTTGTTTTTTGTTCATGCCATTAATATAATCCAAATTAACCATAGTGCAAGTTAAAATAGTTAAAAAAGTGAAAAAAAGTTAATTATTTTTCTTTTCCTGGGGAAAATAGTTCTTGCAAGGTGCGTTTTTTTCTTGCAAAGCGTTTTTTACTTCTAATAAGCGTGATTTACGGTGATTGGCCTTGATCCCATGCCCCGCTGTGATAGCTCCGTCAAAGCCCAAACAAGGGCATCCATTCGGTCTGGACTTCTCTCTCCGTCGAAGCCGCAATAGTCGCACATCTCATCTTCCATCAATTGCAATTCTCCGACATGATGCACCAAGCCCCGCTCGTATAATTCTGCTATCGGCTCAGCCCTGACTATTTTCCCTCTGGTAGCACGGACACCCCTATAGCTGACTCTGCGATCAACGTTTCGTATTGTTTGCTCGACCATGTCGCCGCCCTGATTAACCTCCGCAACGATTCTATCCGCTTGGAACTCGTTATAGGCATTGATAGCGGTTGCCGCCCATTCCGACGGGCTTCCAATAATGCTTCTATCGTCAAGCACGTAATAATGCATTTGCCCCTGAATTCTTTTACAGCCTGCTATCACAATGCCTGTATGGTCGCTTTTTTCTTTATTGGTTACTGCTGGATCGACACCGACAACCACCCTGTCCATGTTCGCTGGAGCCGACTTCATCCGATACGGATTTATCATGGAGTCACGTTTCCACAGGGCGTTTTCGTTGTCGTCCTGATACATCCCCTCTAAGAATCTTTGGCGTTTTTTGCGTGACAATGATTGCAGGGTTTGCAGATAGCTCTCCGCTAGGTTCACGGCATTTCCGGCTGGATTCAACCTCATGCTCACGTATTGCTCCGGGAATTCCAAAGCCGTGTTATCTTTAGGATTTAACCCCTGCTCGAACAGTCTGTATGACCAGTGTGATTTACCCGGTGGGTTCTGGTCGTAATAAAAACGGTTTCTAAGCCCCTCGCATTTCATAGCGTTTCGGCTGTATGCGGTTTCTACTTGGTCGTATGCTAGCTCCGAAATCTCGTTGAAATACATCGTGGCGTATTCGTTTCCAAGAATCTTGTCACCCTTGTCAAGACCTCCGAACCATATCTCAGAGGCATTGCTAAATCTGGCGTAATACAAGCTCTTGTTAAGCGAATAAGGCAACTCCGGGAAACATATTTTCATAACTTTCGGGAAAGTGTCGCAAATAATCGCTTTGTTTAGATCAGTGAAGTGTTTTCTAAGGACACAATGGCGACTTTTAGCTGACATTAGGCTGCGAATAACTAACTGGCGAAGTATGATAAAAGTTTTGCCAGAACGTGACCCACCGTATAGCTGCGTGTGAGCCGCATCTCCATTTAGGAGCCGCACCGCTAAAACCTGATCTGGGGTTTTTACAAACGGCATTCATCTCATCCTTTCGCATCATCCTCGTCTATCCTAACGATGATTGGCTGAGTGGACTCAATCTCCTGCCTTTCGACATATCCCCGGTGCTTAAGTTTTGTTTTTGCATAAAAAATCATCAAGGTAGTATTACCCTCTCTGATTCCTGTTATAATTTTTGCTTCGACAATATCGCCCACGTCCTCGACTTCACGTTCAATAGCCTGTGCTATATCTGCAAACCTTGCTATGTACCTGTCAAGCGTGCCTCTGTCGCAGTTCAAGCGCTTGCAGATTTCCATCTTAATCCCACCGCTTCCTTGAATTGCTTTCAGAACGTCAGCTTTCTTGAATTTTGTCCAACCTCTGGCCATTTCATACCACCTCCGTCTTTTC